ACAGAAGAAGCTATCGAAGATAACTTGTATGACAGACTTGCGTCTAGATATACAAAAGCGTTAGCGAGATCTATGGCGTCTACTAAGAATATCAAAGGTGCAGCGGTACTTAACAATGCATTTGATGCAAACTTCGCTGGTGGAGATGGTAAAGAGCTTTGCGCTACTGACCACCCAACATTAGCTGGTACATTATCAAATGAGTTAACAACACCCGCTGAACTTAACGAAACTTCATTAGAACAGTCGTTGATTGACATCGCGGCATTTACTGATGAAAGAGGCCTAAAAATCGCGGCGCAAGGAGTAAGATTAGTAATCCCTTCAGCGTTAAGATTTACTGCTGACAGACTTATGAATTCTGCTGGTAGAGTAGGTACTGCGGACAATGACATTAACGCAATCAGAAATATGGGAATGATCTCTGGTGGATATGTAGTAAACAACTACTTAACTGCTGCGAAGAAATTCTTTATTAAAACTGATGTGCCTAATGGCTTGAAGCATTTCAATAGATCACCTATTAAAACTTCAATGGAAGGTGACTTTGATACTGGAAACGTAAGATACAAAGCTAGAGAGAGATACGTATTTGGATTCTCTGACCCTAGAGGTATCTTCGGATCTAACGCAACATAATAAACAGATATTAAAGGGCCGATCTTGTATCGGCCCTTTTTTTATTGTAAGGTGTGAACATGAAAAACTTCCGAGTACAGATACGAGCTTACGGTAAATATGCAGATTTTGAAATATCTGCAGAAGATGGCCCTATTTCAATAGAAAATGCTATTGTTGACAAACTGGGAAAAGGTGATATAAAATGGGAAGATGAAGGTTTTTATGATCCTTCACGTAAGTTTATAACCTATGAGGAGGTTATTAATGGAGAAAATGATGCAACATCTGAACGACCTTTACCACAGGAAGAAAGGTCTAGATCTCGAATGGGAGCAGGAGCATCTTAAAGAGGGTAGATATACTCTCAATATGGTTAAGATTGACAGAAAAGTCAGAGACGTAATTAGCCATATAAAAATTGCAGAAGCTCAAAAAGAGCATATGCAAAATAAGATAGAAAACTCTGCACCCGAAGTTTCTGTAGCTACTTAGTAAAAAGCTACATCGTTGAATAAATCTCATTCACATTATAGGCTCTCTTGCGCTCTAGTTAAATGTGTTGTATAAAAGACACACTATACAATTAATTAGATCATAGACGAGTATAGTCGACGGCCTAGAGACTATGATCAGAAACTAGGAGGATATAATTATGGCACAAACTACGTTTTCAGGACCAATATTAGCTGGTACTATTAAAAATACTACAGGTACTACTGTTGGAACTGATATGAAAAATACTGGTCAAGTTGTAATGGCACAAACTTTTGCAGCTGACTTATCTTCAGGAGCGATTGCAGCGGCAGCAACAGATGTAATCATTCCAGCAAATTCACAAATTATTGATTGTGTAATTGACGTTATCACAGCAGCTAACACAGGAACTAACATCAGTGTTGGTTTTGTTGGAGGAGCAGCTACTGCTCTTGTCAACACATTTGGAATTGGAACTACTGCTGGTAGAAAATATCCAACAACTGAAGCAGGTGGAGCTTTAGCTTGGGAAGATATCGGAACGTCTGATCAAAGATTAAATGTGACTAACTCTGCAGCAACAAATGCTGGTGAAGTTAGAATTACTATTTTGTACCAACAAAATAATAATTTAAGTTAATAATTAATTTAGTGTGGGCTTCGGCCCACACATAATTTAAGGAGAAACAATGTCATCATACTCAAGTGATCAACAGGTAGCCAACGCTACAGCCGATGCTCAAATGGTTCCTACAACTCAACGAGCTAGGTTAACAGGAATACAAGCAGAGGGGGCCTCTGGATCTAAAATAATTTTTAAATCTGGTGGGTCTACTGGAACTGCAATAGCTACGTTTGAGTTTGGATCTGAAGGAATAGATTTTTATGTTCCAGGTTCTGGAATTCTATTTGAAGAAGGAATTTATTTAGATCTAACAGCTACACCAAGTGTTACTATAACATTTACGTAGGAGTAAATTGTGGCTACAATAACTTATAAAGTAACCGTAGCAACGGGTACAACACAATACGGAAC